GTCCTGCACAACAAACAGTAAATTCTTCTTCACCAGTAGATTTAATTCCTGCAAACTTCCAATCAATACTCCAATACTCGTTAGAGTTTATGCCTTTGGCTATTTTTACTTTGGGAAAGATTTCTCTATAAGTTTTACTTTCTTCAATAATTCGTTTTATTGCAGCACTCTTAGGTCTAGCAACATCAACTGTATATGAAATATATAGGACTTTTAAAGGCTTTTTCTTGACTGCATGTATACCAACTGACCAAGCAGTATATAAACCAAGAATTGTAGATTTAGCACTACCCCTTGGAGCCAAAATATCTATATTTGGTCCACCAATAGCTACTAAACATTCACTATCTTCTCCTGTACAAAGATAACGATGCCATTCCTTATGGTGAGTAGCTGGAGGTTTATCTCCTACAACATCACAGAAATATGCAAAATCTGTTCTTGCACGTTCTACATCAACAGTAGATGTTTTTTTAACAACTTGTTGTTTAGCAGCGGCTCTCGCAGTTCTGCGATAAACGCTATAAATACTTGTACCTGCCATGCACGTAGCATAGCCTAAGAATCTTTAACTTTCTTCTTGTAATATTTTTGTCCAGACTCCCATTGATGCTTCTTGTAATGGACCTTCAATTGGATCATCTCTAAAAATAGATAACATCTCACGTAATGCTCTGTCTGCTCCAGCAAGAATTAAACCTTGTTTATCCATTAAAACCTTTTCATCTCCTAGTTGTTTAATAGTTCCTCTTAATTCCTTTTGAAGCATTGCAATCCTTGCAGCACCCATATCTTGTTTAACCATGCCCATATCAATTCCATCACGTAACTTAGCTATGTCTTGTTGCATAGAATCAATTTCTGTTTCTAATACCCCATGGAAATTACGTTTTTTGTATTTCTTTTGTGACCACTCATCACATTCCACTATGCTTCCTGTAAAGCCAAGAAAACGGGAATATAGATAAATTTGTATTGGGGATGATGTTCTTTTACAAAAAGCTAGAAATGATTCTCTATCTTTACTAGTTAGGGTTTTTAACCACTTAGTAAGATCTTGCTCCACGTTGTGCTTGATCGTAGTCTCTTGCTTCTTTATAGCGACGGAACATCTCTCTTTGCAAGTCTGTCTCTCTGACTTCCTGACCTTCTACCCGACGAGTACCTCTTGTTTGAGATCCTTCTTCAGCTATACCTGCTCTTTGCTCTTGTCCTGCAACCCTTGATGTAGCACGAGTTTGAGAACCTTCTTCAGCAGTACGTGCTCTATCTTCCTGACCACTAACTCTTTCTGTTGCTCTTAACTGAGAACCTTGTTCTGCATAACCAGCACGTTGCTCTTGCCCAGCAACTCTAGAGGTCGCACGAGTCTGTGATCCTTCTTCTGCTAGATTAGCTCTTGCTTCTTCTCCACCAACTCTTTGTCCTGCTCTTGTTTCTCCAGCAATTGACTGTGCCTTTCTAATATCTAAATCAGTAAAGAACTCAGTATTAACACGATCAAGTTCAGCAGCTACTTCCATATTTAACATGTTCTGCTTATTGGTTAATTCTTGTAATACAGCTTGATCACCTAAAGATTGATCAGGTAAGTATGTTGTTTTTAAATCATCTGTCTCACTAGTAGTAGTTCCTGTTCCTCCTGTTCTATCTGTTATTCCAGTTAGATATTCTTCAGCTGCAGTACTAGTTCTCAAGTTATTACTTGTACGAGCTAAATTATTAGCCGTTTTTACCCTATCTTCTTCGGTTTGACCGAAACCTGAACTATTAGTCATGACTTATGCGAAATTTGGAGTATTAGGGACACCTTGACGACCAAATGCTCTTTGACCTTGTGCAGCCCATTTTGCAGCATCAGCCATAGCAGCCATGCCCATACGATCATAATAGTTGGCTTTAGATGCACCGAACGCTCTTTGCTGTTGAGCAGGAGCTTGCATTGCAGCCCAAGTTAAATTTGGCTTTATAGCATCTTGCATTGTTTGATAATCAAGTAACCTATTACCTCTCTGTGTCGCATACATATCTTGATACATAGGCTTCGTTGCCCCATATTGGTTAGCAACCATTTGGGAACCTTGTGACTGACTATAAGGACTTGGAAGTGCCGAACCTATTCCACCTAATCCCATGGAGGATTGACCAAAGTTTCCTAAATTAATATTTCCAAGACCAACACCTGAGTAACTCGTATCAATACCTTGTGGCATTATTTCAGGTCCGAGGGTATTAGCCGCAAGTTGACCTAAAGCATTAAAGGCCAACTCCTTATTTTGTGGAGAAAGGTTAAACACTTAAAACCTCCTAAGAGTAGCTGTAGTTATTAGTCAAAGCATTTCCTACTTGTTGTAAAGCAGTTGTTCCTTGATTTAAACCAGCCTGATTAGCAGCCTGAAGCATTCCTGCTTGAGTAGCTATATTCTGACGGATACCAGCAGCAGCTAACTGTCTCTCTAAATCTCTTCTCTTAACTTCTTCTGCATACTTTAATTGAGTAGGAGCAATTGTATTTATATTGTCTCTTGTTACTTCAGCTTGCTTCCTTTGCATAAGACGATTTCCTGCCATCGGACCACTTGGGTCAATTACCGCATAAGGACTAGAACCATACATATTAGTTCCACCGAATTGTCCTAAATTTGGAGGTAAAGCACCACCAACGGCTGTCATTGGCTCACCAGTTACAGCATTGTATCCAAGAATACCTGAAGCTGAATCTCTAATACCTGTACCTACTTGACCTACACCAGCTGCAATATTTTGACCTACTGGAACTCCAACATTACCAGTCAATATCGCTCCTCCTCCTCCGAGTGCTCCACCTATTGTTCCTAGACCAGCAGCCTCTGCAGCACCTAAGCCCATAAGACTACCTAACCCTTTACCAGCAAAGCGACCTACGCCTCCAGCTCCAGCTCCTCCTAAAGCACCAACACCTGCACCTAAAGCAGCTTGTCCCAGATTTCCACCACTTCTACGATATCCTTGTATTCCACCTAAGAGAGAACCACCAATAGCTAACGCAGGTAATAAAGCAACCATCTTTGACTACACCTAAAAATCTTATATAGCTTTTATTTTAAGTTAACTAACTCTTGGAAGCGTTCTCTAATAACTCCTCTCTTGCAAGACGAAGATAATTCTTTAAAACATTCATATCTAACATCAAAACTCCATTAACTTCCATCACTGCTTCAGGTATAACTTGTTGTACTTGTTGCGCAGAAAAACCAGCCCTTAACGGTTGCGTAGGGTCTAACTCTGCTTTATATCTAAACTGGATTGGCTCCAGTTGTTTTAACTTCTCAAGAGCACTCACGGAGTTCCTTAACAAAGAAAGCTACTTGAGCTAATTCGTCATTAACCTCTGTTGTTATTAATGGTGCAATATCTACTTTTACTCGTTCATCACAGAACAAACCACCTAAACCACCAATAATTGCTCCTGGTACTCCACCTGATGAGAATCCTCCTAATGCTCCTTTAAGCGCTCCTGCCATTCTATTTGGTTTCTTTGCATTACTTCCTCCTTCTCCCATATAAGCTCCTGCTGGTAACTGATTATCTTTAAAAGCGTAAAAATCAACTGGCTGATCAATTACGACACCTGGCATCGAATGTGTCTTACCACCTGCTGTAAATGCTGATGAAGTTGATACTGGACTACTTGTAGTAGGTGTTGAACTTTTACCTGACGTATATGCATTTAAAAAACTACTTCCTCCTGGAGTAGAACTACCAGGTCCCATTTGACCCATATATCCTTTCGTGAAAGATCCTACGGCATCTTCAAAATCAAATTTTGGTTCTTCTCCCCACTTCTTATCACTACCTCCAAATATAGGATTAAATTGTGTACCCATAGTACCTGGCATCCAGTTATATCCACCAGATCCTTTTTGATCAAAATCAGTTAAACCACCCGTAACAAAATCAGCGGCTCCTCCTAATCCATCTCTTAACCAATCCCAAGACATATTTTTAAATCACCTTTTTATTATTATATTATTTGTAAATAGGGGATGGAGCATTAATTATGGATGCTGCCATGTTGTAAGCATCTCTTGGATCTCCTCCTCCCATGCCACCTCCTCCAGATTGTCTACCTGGGGTTTGTGCTTGTTGTCTCATCTGCTGTAATGCCATTTGATGTTCAAACTTCATTTGTGCAGTTTCTTGTTGGTAATGAGCAGAAGCTCTAGCAGCGTCAATATTTGAATTACCAGTACTTGGTCCCATACCATCACCGACAGCTAAAGCGTAGTCAGAACGTGGCTTAGTAGCAAAGTGAACACCTAAACCTACGGCTGCTGCTCCAGCAATAGGTGCTGCAATACCTGCTGCCGACGCCAAAGATTCAGCGTTGTTATAAACACCTTGTAAAAAAGGATTTTCGGAGTTTTTTGTATAACTTGAATACCAACGATCCTGTCCTTTTTCATTTGTTCCTTTATAAGGTTCTACAGGTCTCCTTCGTCCTACGTTATACATATCTTTTGGATTTAATGGATCATTATCTATAGCACTTTGTTTAGACATCCTTGGGTCCCAACCTCTCTCAGTCATTAAAGAATATGCATAATCTCTAACTGCTCCACCGAAACCTGTAGCTTCCTGACCTACTACTTTATCGTCCTGCATTATATCTCTTGGACTAGGTCCTGTAGGTCCATGACTCTTTTGACCGAAATAAGAACCTATAGCTTCTCCAGCTAAAGCAATCGGTACTTCCATTGCCTTATTAGCTGCAACAGTACCAAGTGTTTTAAAGAAAGCGTCAGCAGCTACTTTTTGAGACATATTTAAACCTGTATTCCTTGACTAGGGAATTTGTTAACTTCATTATCATTTATTTTAGTAGCACCATCCCCAGCTTTCTGTCTCATGACATTACGATCTGAAAACTTGTCTAAACTCCATGGTCCAACAGCATCTTCGTAAGCAATCATTCTTTCTACCCGCTTTGGATTTTCTCCTCCTGTAATGGGATCAAACTCCATAATCTCGTAGGAACTACCATCTACATAGACATCCATAAATCTCTGTATTCGTTCATTATCTGCAGGGAATGGAAACCCATCTCCATAGTTAACTACGTTTAAGTCGTTAAATTTTTGTTGGGCAATTTGTGCAGGACTTACTCCTCTTTCTCCAGGGTACGTAAAGGTATCAGCGTTTAAATAAAAATCTCTAAAGTCTGGGTTTTCATCATCTGTTCTAGCAACATTCTCGGTTTTCTTTAATGGATTTTTTAAATACTCTGCAGGGGGATTTAGACCGCCAGTTTGCCAATCAACTGTAGTCTTAGCAATAGCTTTATCTTGCTTAGTTTGCTTTTTACTGAGGTTAGTTATTTGAACCATACTTAATTCCTACTACCCTCTTAAGATATCACTATTTTGATCAATATAATCTAAAAGAGCACCTTGACCTGTTTTAGCTCTTTGTGCAAATTTACCAGGAGAAACTTGTCCTTCTCCATACCCAAACTTCTTGTCTTTTAAAGCATTATAAACAACATCATCAGCATTCATTTCTCTATGACTTAAATTAAGATATTCCGCTTCCTCCGCAGGAGACATCTTGCCTTGAATAAATCTAGGATCAGCGGTATCTCTAACCAAAGCATCTCTATTATCTTTTTTTAACTCACCTACATAATCATCAAATACATATCCACCTTCCGTTCTCTTCTCTTTATTCTTACCATGCCAATCAACTTCTAAGTAGCCATCTGGTCTGTAACCAATAGACTCAACTCCTGTTCCACCTCCTGCATCCATCATGTTGCCAGTTGGTTTACCAGTTTTTTTAGATATATACTCCACTCTCTTAGGAGCTTTTGGTTCAAAATATTGTGACTGCTCAAAGTTAGGTGGATTTGGAATAACACCATTTGAAGCTTGAACTTCAGCAACCTCTGCAGCAATATTATCTAAAAGTTCTGAATCAGGTTCATATTCAACAGGACTGTCTTGACCAGTTAAACCCCTTACAAATTGCTTAAGAGCATGAAAAGCCTCTTCTTCAGGAGCACTACTTTCTACTACGTCTCCACCAACTAAATCTTCATTTATTTGAGGAATACCTGCAGAACTAATGAATTTATCTTTTACACGTTGATTAGATGCACTACCTATCATTTCTGGATCGCCTCCATAAATCCCTTCAGGTGAGAAATAGTTACCTTTACCACCAAAAACTCTTCCTTGAGGCATGGGATTACCAAAACGATCTACACCTCCTTTATTTTCAGGCGTATATTCAAAAAGATCTTTAATTAAATTACCTTCTTGATCTACATTTCCATGTGCAATATAATTTCTATTATTTTGAACTTCATCAGAACCTGTTCCTGACTGAATTACATCAGGATGATCAAAAAGAATAGATTCATTGCCAGTTTCAAGAGGAGCACTTTGTTGAGACGAAGAAGTAGGTAACGAAGCTATGGTGCTATCCAATAATTGTCTTGTAGCTGCTCCAGCGTTATAAACACTGTTTATAACTACCGAAGTATCATCAATACCTTTCTGAATATCTCTAACTCCCTTACCAATATCAAGAGCACCTTGTTCTGCTATTGTCGGACCATACTGCCCTGCAAAATTTATAGCCGAATTAGCTAAATTTGCTGTATCACCTACTCCCCAATTACCTGTAGGGTTAAAAAATGAAGGATCTCTCTCAATAGGAGGCTTCATTGAAAACTCAATATCTCTTAATCCTTCTGCCTCTGCTCTTGGTGCAGGAGCTGGTCCAAAACCTCTACTAGGAGTAACTACCTCTGTAGTTCCCTTATCCATACCCCAAGGATCTGAAACTTGTACTCCTAAAGGACGTGTAATTGATCCAAGTGTCCCCACATTCTCCCTTACAACTGGTGTTTGAGGTGTTGGAGTTGGTGCAGGACTTGGTTGAGTTCCTATTACGTCTGTAGCTCCAGTTATCATCCTTTGAGGGACAACAGAAGCATCAACAGACCCTGGAGAAGCTAAATCTACTCTTATACCGTCGTCAGAATCGTCATTATTGCTTGATAAATAGTTTGCAAGTGCTAAACCACCTCCTAATAGAGCAGCATTCTTTAAATATCCTCCGACTTCTCCTAAAAACCCTTTTGGACGCTGATAACCTCTACTTTGAATGAATTGATGCACCTGCGGAGCCATTTGCATCTGCTCTTGAGCAGTTCTAGGTAATGGAGCACCCGTAGCACGAGAATATAACTCAAAATCAGCTGGAGAGACAGACACTTTATTTCAAATATGACTATATAGAACTAATTTTAAGTTGACTACACTTCCTACCTTGATTTAACTAAATATTTCCTCTTGTGTAAGGATTCATTATTGGATTTGGCATAGAACCTTGAGGATATGGATTTGTTGTGGTTAAAACACGAGGATTTAAGGCTCCACTAGCAATTAAATCTTCTACAAGACCTCCAGCAAACCTAATTGGAGTTGGTACACCAGGTAAATCGCTAATTCCACCTATTATTTTGCCTACATATGATCCAATATTAGGTGCTTGAGTCGGATAAGGCTGTGTTGTAGGTCCTAAATGCATTATTTTTGCTCTAAAACGTGATTTTTTTATATTTTAATATGCATAAATGATGGATTACCCCTAAAAGACCATAAAAAGACCAATTTTGGGGTAAAAAAAATTAGACCTGTCTGGCGGCGGGTGGGTAAGGTAGTGGGCGTGAGGAAAAAAAGAAAGGTATATAACAACTACAAGTAGACGTAAGTATTTATACGTACCACTACAAATAGTTGACGTTTGCGCTCCATTATCGCTGTCCAAATTCAATTTTTGCGTGTCCAGTCGTATTTTATGGCTGAAATCCATTGGTATCACTGGCCTAAAATCCTGCGTAACTGTTCTTCAGGCAGTTATGCGTACAAATGTACTATTATTTGCTGGTTTTTGGTCGGTTTGGTCTTATTTTGGTGAATTTCCCCACTTTTTCCCTAGTTTTGGCGTTCTTATGTGCCTTGCTTGCCTGACCTGCCAAGTATTAAGCGTTAACTAATAGTTAGAAGAAGTAATTCGGCAAAGTGTGGGGAAACTGCAATTAATCTATTTTATTAAGTGCTAGATAAAGTTCCCTAAGTTTGGTAATATATAAATGATCTAATTCCATTTAATTTAATGAATGATTTAACCCTAGTTCAATTAGTCGGAGAATTGAAAACACTTGAAAGACATTTAAAAACTATCAATGAAAGATTAACCGACGTTTCACACCAAATATCTAGCAAGATAGAAACCGCTGAGAGTCTTATAAATAAATAGTTTTAACCTTTACTAATTCGCTTTAATTCAAGCTATGCAAACAACAGTTAAAAACAGTCTAAAGACTGTAAACGATTCTATTTTGACAAGTGTCAAAGCTTGTCGCAAACCTAAAGACCTAGCAGAATTTAGCAAGCTTTGGAATTTAAATTCAACTAATACTTATACGGCAACGAGTCCCAAAGTAATTAAGAACGAGCTTATTTCTATGGCACCAACTTTGGTGCTTTATATGTTTCCCACCCAACAAGCATGTCCAGCGGCTGGATCATGTAGGCATTTATGCCTAAATACCGCTGGTAATCCAATCTACTTAAAGGGAAAGATAGCATGCAGAATTAGAAGGAATAAAGCTTTTTTAAACGATGCAAACCGCTTTACACGTAATCTAGTTCTAGAGGCTTATAGATTTTATAGAAAGCATGCAAACTGGGATAAACTTGGCCTACGTTTAAACGGCGTTTCGGATTGGCAATGGTTCAAAATTGCGGTAACTATTACTAAAGCCGATTCAGATTATTTTCTCAAAGCCTTCAATATTTATATTGCGCCAAAGAGATATAAATCAATTTTAGAATGCATTTTATTTGGGCACGATAACTATTTAGAACAAAACATAATTGATAAAATGACTTGCTATG